CCCCGCCACTACCATTGATACGAGATAGACCAAACATGAGTCGGACATTTGTCAGGCACTTGCCTTCAAAATAAACTTTATCACCGAGCCGAATACCGACCGTGCCTACAGAACCAAACCAGCCGTTTGTGCTACTAGAGGCTTCTAGATTTCCATCCGCAAGGGTTACACTGGCGTGTTTAAGAAGGGGATTTAACGTGGCGTAATTATTCGTCGGCGTATCCAGCATCTGGTCTGTGGTGGCTAGTCCACTGGCGGTAAGATCGTTTCCGTTGCCTGACTCATCGTCTCCAAGATCAGAGCTATCCCGGCCATCTATAAAAAAACCATTATTTCCATAGCTTCCTGAGTAAGCTTTTGGCACCCACACGCCGTCGTCGTTGGTTTCACCAAAGTCGGTAGGAGTTAAGGCTTGACCATCTATAAAATTAAACTCGGCTATATAACCATCAAAAAACTGAGACGCACCACCCCCAGAGGCGTTTGATCCTATTACATGCTCAACAGAACTACTGTTAGCAGTAAAGTTTGTTGAATAACTAGAACCGGGATAATTCTCTGTGGCAAAATCCGTGACTTGAGAACCATTAACATATAGTGCGGCTCTACTGCTTTCAGCAACGCTAGTATTAAGGACAGCAACTATGTGGTACCACGCCGAAGGGTCTCTAAAAAGTTGGGTTGTCTTTAAATCATAATCAGTGGACGCTTGACTAAACTGAAGTTGATTGCCTGTACCAAAACGTAATGATTCTGCTGTTGAACCACTTGGATCGCCACCATAAATAATTACGGAGTTTGATCCAAGATTATTACCACGTTTAACCCAAACGCTAATGGTGCAAACTGTTGAAGATGTCGGGCTTTGACCAAAACCGTCTCTTGCTAGATGAGCAGAATCATCGTCATTAAACCGGATCGACTGATCAATCTCGTAGCCAGCACCGCCAGCCGCCTTGGATGTTCCTTGGATAATCGACATTAAGCGAACACCGCACTGGTGACGACATAAGCGTTCGTGCCGTCGTCGTAGTAGCTAAGCCAATAGGTGCCAGCCACGCTGATCGTCGTCGCCAAGTTTGCATCGCCTTTGGTCGTAGCTGCCAGAGAGATCGCATGACCACCGCTGTTGACCAGCAGGATGTTGCCTGACTGACCGGCAGTGTGGTTGGTAAACGTCAATGCACCTGCGCCGGACGGGGTGCATTTGAAGTTATTTGTTGCATCGAGGTCAAAACTGAGGTCATTGTCAGTTGTCTGTGTGCCACGCTGGCTCACGGTGAACGTCTGTGCCGCATCTGTGACAGCGTTGTCCGCATCGAACGCCTGTACGTCCGTGCCGATTACCACGCCAAGGTTTGTACGTGCCGCACTGGCAGTGCTTGCCCCAGTGCCACCCTGTGCTACGGTAAGGTCAGTTGTAAGACCTGTGATAGATGTGATATCACTATTTGCACCACTGGCAGCTACACCCAAGGAAGTACGTGCAGCACTAGCACTGGTCGCGTTTGTACCACCATTGGCCACAGGCAGAGTTCCTGTAACTTGGCTTGTCAGATCGATGTTACCACTTATCTCACTAGCAGCTACTGATCCCCATGAAGGATCGGTTCCATCAGAACGCAGCACTGTGTTATTTGCACCTATGCCAACTTTGCCTAGGGCTGAAGCTCCTCTGGTAATGATGTCGCCACGGGTGTCAGTAGGATCACTGATGCCACCCAAAGCAGCAAGGCCAGCACTAGCACTGGTAGCTCCTGTACCACCACTGGTAATTGGAATTGTGCCTGTACTGACTACCACAGAACCTGTAGACTGATTAACAGCTATGGGGCTGGTAGCAGTGATGCTAGCAACGCCGGACAGTGCAGAGGCCAATGTTGACTTACGAACTTTGTTAGTAGTACCTGCACTGATGTCTACAATTGGCAGAACATCGTCATCAGAAAGGTCTGCTTCTGACAGTTCTGTAAGCTCTGTGATCTTTTTGTTCGTTGACATTTAACCCTCCAAGAAGGTAACATTAACCGTTGCTGTACCAAGAGTAGCTACTTTTTCACCGTCAGTTGCAGTTGGAGAACTGTCCCCCCTGATGACAAAGCATTCTGCCTCTGCGGGAGCTATCAGAGTACCTGCCGCCGTGGCCGTAGGGTTACCGTTAATTACTATGTTAACATTAGCACTGGTAGCGATCCTAACAATGGTGCAACCAAATGGAGCACGTCCGCTCTGTGCGCTGGTTCCGCTGCTAGACACGTTTTCACTGCTAATAATTCTGGAAGCGATGTAGTTTTGGTATGCCATAATTTAAGCCTTTATGTTTTTGTCAGAGTTCATTTCAAATCCTAGCTCAATTCCCTTGAGCTTTAGTTCTTCACGTTTGACTGCCATGTCATGTTCAATTTCTATGCGATCAAGTTCTACCTTAGCCGCTTTGATCTCAAGCTCTTTGGCTTTGACTTCTGCTTCCATCTGACTGGCCTGTGCCTGTGTCAACATAGCCTGTGCTTGCGCCTGTGCTAGCTGTTCCTGTGCGCTAGGCTGCTTGGGCTGCGGTGGTGGGGGCTGAGTTATGAACTTGTCTACGTTCTTGATGCCCATCTCATCGGCAATCTCTCTGACCAAGTTGTAGACGTTATCCGCCTGTACAATTCCCTCGGTCTGGGTAGCTACTTTTTCAATCAGGCCAGCAAAGTTGCTGATGTTCTGCATCTTAATGTCCTGATCACCGTAGCCAATTCCTACCTCAACATCAACGTCTAGGTCTTCTCGCCAGCTAGACGGATCGATCTCAAAGTAGGTATTATTAAGACGGACCATCTTCTTACGATTTTCGTAACGCTGTACCAAGTTGTATATCTGCTTGAACATATTGCGAACGCCGGTATCGGCAAAGACCCGTGCAATAAGTTCTAACCGTCCTTGGGCATTGGTCATTGCCGCCGTGACAGCACCAGTGGTTACGTGCGTCTTCAGTACGTCAGCACTAAGACCCTGTGTCTGCGGGTTGACACCTGTGCGTCCTGTCTTGATGTCGTCCCAATACTGAAGCATTTGGAACGCAGCAGGTTGCAATGCGGGTGTCTGGATAGGCTGGAGAGCATTCAGGCTGCGTGTGCGAACAATACCACCGGGACGGCTGGTCAGCAGATCGTCTACATTGACCTGTCCTTCTACAACTTGGAACCTGCCGTTGTTTGCCAAGTACATATTGTCCAGCAGGTTTCTGGTCAACGTGGACCTGATAAGCTGGACATCTTGGACCGTTTCTGCTACGCTAAGTCCATAGAACTTATGCGGCACAGGGATAGGACAGACAGAACTGAACGGAATATAATCGATAGGCTCACAATCTAGCACTTCTGAACCACTGGTAAGGATTCTGTGAAGTACGCTTACCCCCGAATCGTCCGTGTCCAGCTTCATGTACGACTCATTGACCATGATTGAAACTTCAGAGTCAGATGCCGCTTGGTTAGGATAGACATCGGTAGAGTCGTAGGAGTGACGTGCCATGTACTCTTGGCTGGTCGTTACATCGTCTGCACCACTGGTATAACCCGGTAAGCTGTCTATCAGGTCTACGTCATAGCCCATGCTGATAAGCTCTGACCTAGTTTTGTGCGAACGGTGACAGATGAATCGCGCATCGTCTAGCGTCTTGGCACCACGGTTAATCAGGAACTCTTCCGGCGGTACGTTTTCTATGGTGACCTTGCCGTCCATCGTTGTACGTGCAAAGGTGGCGTCATGGAAAACTTCTTCCATCTCCACCATCTCCCCGGTCATGGGGGCAGGTACCTCTGAGATTTGTACCGTTTCTGTGTGCTCAATGAGTTCCAGTTCTTCGTCCTGCTGTAGCAGAGAAAATTCTTGGTCTGTTAGGTTCTCATAGGACTCAGTTGTGGTCTTTTCGATGTCTTCCCAGTAGTGCTTGACCACCCCAACTTTCTGCATCAAAGCGTCGAGGAACATATTATACAGAATCATAAAACCATCGTTCTGCTTGTAGAACACATGGTTTACATACTTGGTGGCTTCGTCAGCTATCTGTTCGTCTTCCGGTCCTTCCGGCAAGAACTTTACAACCTTGTCCCCAGCGGTGAAGATACGCATCAAGCTGGGCATCATCCACATCAAGGTGTCTTGTACATCCGTGACGACTACTTGGCTACGTCCGTCTTCTTCGTTGCCAAAGGGTTCACCATAGAAGTACTCCATAGCGGTAGCTTGCTGGGAGCTTACCTCTGAGTCTAGGTAATCTGAGCTACCGTTGATCTCACTCTCTACCAGAGAGATGATCTCTTGGTCATCTAAATCCATAGCCACTGTGTTAAGCCTTTTTCTTTTTTTTCTTGGGAAATCCAGCTTTCATATTTGCATAGGCTTTGGGAGTAATTGTGCTTTTCTTTTTAGACCGAGAAGTCCCAGCTTTTTTACGTTTGTTCATGTTGGCATATAAGCTCATCAGACAATCCCTACGTTTGAATATTTAATTTCGGTATCGTAACTGTATTTACGGTACATTGACTTGTTCTTTAGCTGCTCTCCAAAGCGTTCTACGCTCAAGGCCGCATACCGCATAGAGCTTAGAAGGTCGTCTTTGATAGCAACCACTTTTCCATTTTTTCTGTGGTAGAGTCTAAGCTCTTCAAGAGTTTCCTGACAGGACTCAAAAATTTGTAGCCGACCAGTTTCAAAGCGTTGCAGAAGTTCGCTGATCCCCGCTTCAATAGAGTTGTTACCTTTTCCACTACCACTATCTCCTTCTGCTGGCGGGTTGCTGAAATGCTGTGGAAGCATACATACCCCCAAGTCTCTGTATTGCTGGGCTAGCTGTATGCCAGACCCCTTGTCATGTTGTAGACCATCGTGTGGGAAAGCCACAGGGATACCGGGTGTTCTAGCGTTGATCACGGCGGCGTGTGTTAGTGGTGTTTCCTTCGATCTGCGGTACTCGTCATAGACATAAATTATGTCGGTATCTGCGTCATAGGCCACCCAGCTTACAGCCGTTGGATGGTCAAAGCCAAAGTCAATTGCTGCTAGTCTTGGTAAGTGCTCTGGTAGGTCAAAATCTTCGCAGATTACGTCCTCTTCGCTGACCGGATAGACAAGCCCTGAGCCAAACACCGGGATACCCTTGGAGCGCATATCGCGTTCTGCTGGGCTATAGACAGCTAGCAACTGTTCCTTGGTCTTCTCATCTAGGTGATCTACATCGTCCCACGTTGCTGTGGTCAGGCTCTGTCCCGGCTTCAGGTCATTCAGGAACGAACTTACCACGTTGGTCATCCCACGTTCCGGTGTGAACGTCATATAGACTATGCCATTGGTGTCAGCCGTTCTGGTGATGCACTGACTGAAGATTTCCTGCTTAGGTTCCTCGTCCAGCCAGACAACATCGATGGCCTCGCCCATGAACTTCTCAAAGCCCTGCTCATACGCCTTGAAGCTTATCTGGGAGTTACCTCCCGATTTATGTAGCACCAAAGCGCTGGAATAGGCATTGGGTACGCCGGGTTTGCGCGTGGTTTCTACAATCTTGGCCAAGGGTACTGCCCCCGTGCCTTTGAGGTTAGGGTCTTGTGGGTTACCAAAGAGTTCCTTCTGGATGATGTCTCTGGTGGTATCGTTGGATTCCCCCGCTGCCCAGACACGGACTGGTTTGTTAAACTTGTGTCCCTGCCACCAATCGGGATAGTCCCCTGTCAGGTGGTATGCCGTTTCTACCGCACCACAGTACGTCTTGCCTACACGGTTAGCCGCCATCAGGATGCGCTGGGCGCAATCTGTGCCAGAGTGATGAAACTTGGTCTGGTAATCGTAGGGCTTATACCTCTTGAGCCGGGTGGTAAGCTCCCTATGCTCTTTCTCTTTGAGAAGCTCTAGGACAGCAAGCTTATCCACTTATTTTTACCACATTGGTCAACCGTGCAATCTGCTCGTCAAGCTCCTTATCGGATAACTCAGTGACCTCTTTGACCGTGGTTTCCTGCTTGTGGACCGCATCGTAACCCGCCCTAGACAAGATGTCTCTTGCAGCATTGAGCCTAACGTTCTCCGAGTCAGCTTCTCGCATGAGCCTTTCTAGGACAGACACAGCCAAGGTGGCAGTTTCTCCTACCCTTTCCTTGATGCGATTTTCAATGTGGTGCCAGAGGAAACGCCGCAGTCTCTTAGAACGATTCTTTGCCTGTGGTAGATTCTGTGTGCTCTTGTAGCCAGCAGCATAGAAAGCATCCAAGGGTTCAAGGTGATTGTCTACCAGTTCTACTATGAATTTAGCCTCTCTCTCAGTTAGCTCTTTGTCTAACGGTTTAGGCTCTTCGTAGCTAGCAAATTTATGGTTAGCCAATGTAAAACTCCTAGGTTGTACTGTCATTATATCAAACTTTACTTGGTGTGTCAATGGTGAACATGGTAGATTTTCAAAATACCCCCCAGAATGGACGTATTGAACATATAAGAACTACGCACCCCATGGGGGGTCAACGCTGTTCTCGTTTTGTTCCTGTTCACGGTTTGTTCTCGTTTTGTTCCAGACGTGTGCAAAATTGGAACAAAGCGTGAACAAAAGAGGAACGCCCAATGGTGTGACAAAATTGCAACACTGTTGTAAATATACCACACCTATGGTGTTGCAGAATTGTCACACTGTTGCATTATGGTTGTGTCAATGCAATAGTGCGACCAATGTTGAAATAATTTGGGAGAGTGTGAGTGCGTGTAGATACAACGTTTATTGCGTGTATGTACACGGTGTAAGGTTTTGTTATGTTATACTATAACATTTGTGTATCGGATCGAGATATATCATAAATGTATAGCAATCGATCGATCTAGTGTTTTGCGGTATACCCTCATAAACGGCCTAGGATGGCCACACAGCGCAATTGGTGCCGTTCGGCTATACACCTACCCGAGACACCCGAGACAAGCACTCAGCGACGCCCCTAGGCCATGCAGTGAGCGCATAGCTGGACCCCTGAGCTATGCATATTTGCCGTGTCAATAGACACAAGCGGATAGCAGGTATGCAAAATTGGACACACATTGTCACAATCTTGCCATAATTGTGGACGATATTGTCTGTCTTAACATAAGAAAGGTTACCCCATGGCTAGCGTTT